ACGAAACCTAAGCCGCCGAAAAGCGAAGATACGAAGATCAAAGAGCTTCGTAAACAGATCAACGAGTCGAAAGCTAGAATCCGTAAAAAGCTTCAGGACATCGAGAAAGCAAGAATGGATAACGAGCAATTAGAGCTGCTGTTTACCTTGGAAAGGAGCTTTATCTCCCAACTAGGCACAGACAACGCTTCAAGGTTTACCAGATTTATTAGATCAGTAAGATCAGCACGAACGATGTCTCTTATTGCTCAATTTCCTTCCGTTTTGTCGGGTGTTCCGACAGGAGCAGCTGGAGTAGTTAAACAAGCCTTTAGAATTCCTTCTAAATTTTTATCTTCTCTTAAAGAAGCACACGGTTCATTACCCTCCAGAATCAGAACCTCAAAGCTTCTTGCTCAGTCAGAAGGACGAGCCTTGTTTGCTATGTTCCCTAAGAGCAAAAAGGAAGCAAAAGAATATTGGGAATCGTTTAAACGTTCTTACTTTATGAACCAATCCGTAACCGACGGAGTTAATAATAAATACGAAACTGAAGGGGCTAAATACGGAACTCCAAGGGGAATGCACGCACTCGTTGTTAGAGCACGGACAAATGCTCAGATACGGATAAATGCTCGTGACTCCTTTGTTACTAAACTTGGTGAAATGGTTAGGCTTGGTAAGTTTGGTCACCTGTTCTCCTTTGGAGTTCGTGGAATTGTAGGGGTTGATGACGTATTTAAACGCTCGTTAAATAAAGCCCGTATTACTGCGGAATCGTATCGACGAGCTCTTTTAGAGTTTCCAGAAGGAGGAGCTAAAACAGAAAAGCGAGCAAAGGAGCTATATGAAACAGCTTGGGTAGAACAAGATGGGTTACCAGTATTAGCTGCTAACCACGAATTTGCATTTGAGATAGATAGCGTAAGAAAGGATCTTTTGTTTGCGTCTAATGCTGACGATGTTGAAGACCTTGTTACTTCTGTCGTAGACGATCAGATTAAAGTGTTTAATAAAATTAAAAGCAGTGACAACATATTTGGCGTGTTCTTCGATGCTCTCATGCCTTACTTTAGCGTTGCTACTCGTGGCGTATACAGAGCTGGACGACTTCAATTCTTTCCTGCTATCGCTCTTAGAGCAGCTTTAGCAAATCCATATACAGCTAAAATAAAGAAAACTGAGGGGAATATTGAGAGTATTCGTAAGATTGCTACGGACGAAAAGGTAAACAAGCAAGCGAGAGATGCTGCCCTTAACGAGATTAAGTCGAATCTTGAGCTGATTGAATCCCTTAAAATAAATCGACTTAAATATAACGAGGAAATCCTTACAGAGGTCTTGGTTGGAACCTCCATAGCAGCCACTGCAATGTTAGGAGGAGCAACAGGTAACATGACTGGATCTTTGACCTTCCTTGACTCTGATGGGCAAAAACGAGCGCGAGAGTATGGCATTGAACCGTATCGAGCACTTGGTATGGATTACAGAGCAGCACTTCCGTTTACTTTTGCAATGTCTATGTATGCGGATATCGGAGCGTTTCTTTACTTGAGAAACGTTCAATCAAGAACTAACCAACCAATCTTAGACCCTGAACTTCACTTGTTCGAAGTCATGCGTCGATCTGCGCTGTCCGCTGCATCAGAACTTCCACTGTTTAGCGGAATAAACAGTTTCCAAGAACTGACGGACAACAGAAGCGACACAGCAGAACAAGCGGAAAGAGCTTTGGAAAAGATCTTAACAAGCTACATCCCTGTTCCTGCCCAAGTCCGTAAGATTGTTAAAAAGGTTACTGTGGATAACAAAATTGTGGATCTGAAGGGAGGAAGCTTCTACGACCGATTAGCCTATCAAGTGTTAGGCGTTGGCCCGATGAATTATAAAACGAATCACTTTGGTGAGAACTTAGAGACCGATATCAACTGGATCACTGAGACCGTGTGGAGACAGGCACCTCGTTTCAAAAGAGATAAGGGTGTAAACTTTGAAGGAAGTAATGTAATAACCTTTGAAGATATAATTGGAACGGACTCACAAGGTATTATCCGTGTTAAACCTACTTATCTCTCACAAGGAGTTAAGATGGAAGACTTCCGTAACGAAGAGGGAGTTACTCTTAAATATTACTACGCTCAACAACTGAGAACGTATACACAAAGATACAAGGGAAGAAACAGAACACTTAGTGAAGCTGTTAACGAACTTATCAACGACCGAGCTTGGCAAAAGAAGTATGAAAGCGGTTGGGGCCAAGACGAGAACAACCCTCAAAAGTTTACCCAAAAGGGTCTTGAAGAGATAGATGAGCTGCTTACAAGCTACTACACTAATCTAAGAAAAAGTATAGCGAAGGATAAGGATGTCATGTATTCCTTTATTAACAAAGATGATGTTACGTTAGGCGACTTTATGCAAATCAACCTAGATAACATGAACTCTAACACAATTAATAAGCCTTTTTCGTTAAAGGACTTTTACGAACTATAAAATGAGCAAACCAAATAAAGAACTTCTTGAAGAGCTGATGGCTCTTACCATAACGGAGTTGCTTGAACAGATTCGTTCTGGAGAGGCTAACCCGACGGTGTTGAACGTAGCTCGTCAGTTGCTAAAGGATAATCAGATTACATGTAGTGTTGACACAGACAGTCCACTAAAGAATCTTGTAGACATTCTTCCATTTGACGACGCATCATCATCATCATCAGAACGTGAACATACAAGATACCAAGCTCAAGGACTTTAGAAACTTCCTGTATTATGTATGGCACTCTTTACCGCAGATTAAAAGAGACCCTACACCGATTCAATACGACATTGCTGAGTATATGCAGTATGGCGCTAAAAGAGGTGTTATTCAGGGTTTTCGAGGTGTGGGTAAGAGTTGGATTTGTTCTGCTTTCGTGGTGCATCAGCTTCTGCTCGATGCGTCAAAAAATATCCTTGTCGTCTCGGCTTCTAAAACTCGTGCTGATGATTTCTCGACTTTTACGCTGAGACTGTTGCAGGAGTTGGAAATTCTTAGAGCTCTTAAGCCTAGAACAGACCAACGATTCAGTAAAGTCTCCTTCGACGTAGGCTTGGCTCCTGCGTCCCATGCCCCTTCTGTGAAGTCGCTTGGCATTACCTCTCAGCTGACAGGTAGTCGTGCTGATATCATCATCGCTGACGACATCGAAGTTCCGACCAACTCTGCGACCCAAGGGATGCGTGATAAGCTTAGTGAACAGATCAAAGAATTTGACGCTATCTTGAAACCTAATGACGATGCAAAGATCCTTTTCCTTGGAACACCTCAGTGTGAGGACTCGGTCTACCGCAAGCTCACAGAGCGTGGCTACAACCTGAAAGTGTGGCCTTCCGAGACGGTGACCCCTGAGACGAACGACAACGTCTACGGAGGAACAGTGTCTGATCTGTGTGTTAGTGATTCGGTTATTCCGCTTCCTACGGAACCGAGTCGATTCACGGAGATTGACCTCAACGAACGTAAGATTTCGTATGGATCAGTTGGTTACGCTCTGCAATTTATGCTCAATCCGTCCCTTTCTGACATAGATAGGTTTCCGTTAAAACTACGTAACCTGATTATTCACGATGTAGACCGCGACTTAGCGCCTGAGAAGCTTGTTTGGGCTGCAAGTGCTGACTTAGAACAGCAATCCCTTCCATGTGTGGGGCTGCGTGGTGACCGATTCTATAGACCGATGAAGATTGTTGGGGATATGGTGCCATATACTGGCTCTGTTATGTCCATTGACCCGTCTGGTCGAGGAAAAGACGAGACAGGCTACGCAGTAACAAAGATGCTTAACGGCACCCTGTATGTTCCTGAAGCTGGAGGTCTACAAGGCGGCTACGATTCGAAGACTCTTATGGAATTGGTAGACATTGCCAAGCGAAACAAGGTCAACAAGATCGTTGTGGAGTCCAATTTCGGTGACGGTATGTTCACTCAGCTCATTACTCCGCTATTAAAGGAGCAATATCCGTGTTCGATTGAAGAAGTTAGACATAATATCCAGAAAGAGAAGCGAATTATTGACACGTTGGAGCCGTTGTTAGGAGGTCACAGGCTTGTTATCGACCCAAGTGTTATAGAAAAGGACTACAAAAGCGCTCAAGTCCACCCTCCAGAACAACAGTTGCACTACATGTTGTTCCATCAGATGACTCGGATAACGAGTGGAAGAGGCTCTATACGCCATGATGACCGCTTGGATGCGTTGTCCATAGCATGCAATTACTGGGTTGAACAGATGGCACAGGATGCGGATGATAAAATAAGTGAGCGAAAGGAGGAATTAGTTCGCATAGAGCTGGACAATTTCAAGAACTCGTTTTATAAGAACAAAAGAAAAGACAACTATATGTCATGGATGTAAACCCTTTAGATCAAGCAACGGCGATTCTTGGAGAACACTTTAAGAACTATGTTGTCATATTCCAAGATGATGAATATCCGTGTTCGTATGATCTTCGTTACAGCGATCCGTATGCTGCAAAAGGCTTGCTTGAGTCGTGTGTTAAGTATCACAACACGTTTTTAGAAGGTGGCGAATTTGCTGACTCAGGCGACGAATGGGTCTGGGAAGACGACGATGATGATGATGACGATGATGATTATTATGAG